GAGAGATCCGTTGAAGGTGATTCAGGGCAAGCAGAAGCATTAGGATCTATCTTAGGAGCAGCAATTCAAGCTGAAATTGTGAATCAGCAACGACCTGGAGGACTTCTAGCATAATGGCAACTTTTCCTTCGATTGATCCAGTCTACGGGTTTCAAAAAAGATCAAAACCAACTAATCGTGTTGTTCGTTTCGCTGATGGATACGAACACCGTATTCTTTTTGGACTTGATGCACATACAAATCCAAAAGTTTATTCTTTAAAGTTTGACGTAACCGAAACAGATTCAGACACAATTGAAACTTTCTTAGACGCAAGAGCATTAGATCAGGCAAGTTTTGATTGGACTCCTCATGGTGAAAGTTCATCGTCTAAATATGTTTGTGATTCATGGAATAAATCAATTCCATATTTAGATAGAGCGATTATTACAGCAACATTTAGAGAAGTATTTGAGCCATGAGTTTAGATCCAATTATTAGTGATCTACAGAAGACTAATCCTTCTGCAATTATTGAATTATTTGAACTTGAATTAGATTCAACATTGCATGGCAGTCAAACAACAATGACGTACCGTTTTCATGCGGGTAGTAATTTAGATTTGAATAAGGAAGTTATTTGGCAAAGCAATACATACTTAAGGTACCCCGTAGAAGCCAGTGGTTTTGCTTTTCAGAAAGGGCAACTTCCTAGACCGCAACTAACAATTAGTAATGCTTTATCTTTAATTAGTGCCGTAATGTTAGAGGTTAATTTAATAACAGCAGGTAATGATCTAACAGGTGCAAAAGTAACAAGAATTAGAACACTAGCTAAGTTTTTAGATGCAGGAAACTTTGCATCTAACGGCCTGTTTGTTCAAGAAAACTCAACAGATTATATTGCCTTAGAAGATAGTAATTTATTTGCACAAGAATCTGTTAGCCCTGGAACTCCTGCTAACAATGAATTTCCTAGAGAAATATATTATATAGATAGAAAAGTTACTGAGAATAGAGATGTTGTTACCTTTGAATTAGCAAGTGTTAGTGATTTAGCAGGAATAAGATTGCCAAAACGTCAATGTACTAGAGACTTATTTCCTTCTATTGGTACATTCATCTAATGGGTTGGAAAGTTAAAGCCTTACAACATGCAAAAGAAGAAGATCCAAAAGAATCTGTTGGATTGTTATTAAATATTAAAGGTAAAAAAATTTATTATCCTTGTCATAATTTATCAACTTATTCTCAGCAATGTTTTATTTTAGATCCAGAAGATTATGTAAAAGCAGATAGTTTAGGACAAATAGTTAGTATAATTCATTCTCATCCAACAACTCCAGCAATAGCGAGTGAAGCTGATCGAATTAGTTGCGAAGCAGGTGGATTGCCTTGGTATATTGTTAATCCAAAAACAGAAAAATGGGGTTATTACGAACCAACAGGATACAAGCCAGCGTTAAAGGGCAGACCGTGGTGTTGGGGCATTACTGATTGTTATACTTTGGTTAGGGATTGGTATCGAGAAGAGAAAGGGATTGAATTAATTGATTGGGAAAGACCTGTTACACCTGAAGAGTTTTTAGAAAAACCAGTATTTGAAGAAGCAGCAGAATTAGCAAATTTTCGTTTATTAAAACCAGATGAAAAATTAGAAAATGGGGATGTTTTATTGATGTCAATTATGGGTAAAGGGTTAAACCATGCTGCCATCTTTTTAAATGGGGAAGTTTTACATCATTTAGCAGATCGCTTAAGTTGTCAGGAACCTTATTCTGAATGGTTGCTAAAATGTACGGGAGGCAGGTATCGGTATGTTGAAAACAATTAAATTGTATGGTGATCTAAGAGAGATCACAGGACATAGCGAATTAGATGCTCATGTAAATAGTGTTGGAGATTCTATAAGGTTTTTATTAATGAATTGGCCTCAATTAGAGGCACACATGAATACACAGCATTACCAAGTTTTAACAGATGGAAATGATATAGGAGAAGAAGAAATTCATTATCCAGTAGCAGAAGAGATCAAGATTGTTCCTGTGATTGCTGGTGCTGGAGGGGGTACAGGAAAGATGCTTGCTGGTGCTGCTTTGATTGGATTAGCGATTGCATTTGCTCCTGCTGCGGCTGCGGGTGGTGGTTTCTTGACGGCTGGTGCTGCTGGTACAACTATGGGTGCAATGGGTATAACAACTATGGTCGCTGGAAAGATTGGTATTGGTCTTATGTTGTATGGAGTTTCAGAACTTTTATTCCCTGTTCCTAAACCAGAAAAGTTTGAAAACGATCAAGATCCACGGATTTCTTTCGACTTTAGTGGAACGCCAAACACATCCAGAGCAGGAACAACACATCCAATCGTTTACGGTGAGATAATGACTGGCTCGACAGTTATTAGTATGAACTTAACGACTGATCAGGTGACAGCATGAGCAAAATAATAAGAGGATCTGGTGGTGGTAGGCAAAAGTCTCCTCCTAAACCAACGAGAGCACCTGACACCTTAAATAGCAGGCAATTCGTAACTTTGCAGGATCTAATCTCAGAGGGAGAAATAGAAGGTTTTGCTACTGCATCCAAAGAAGGAAGAACAAAAGGAACAGCTACATATAATACTGCTGCATTGAAAGATGTTTATTTAGATAACACTCCTATTCTTAATTCTGGTGCAAATTCAGCGAGTCCTCAAGCAACAGATTATAACTTTCAAGATGTAACTTTTACCCCTCGTTTTGGAACGTCTGATCAAACACATATCCCTGGAATAGAACAATCATCAAGCCCTATCTCTGGCTTTCCTAGAGCCTGTACCGTAGCCAATGGTGGAGTTACTCAGCAAATCACAACAACGACTGTTGATGCTGTTCGAGTTACAATTAACTTTCCACAATTGCAGGAAGCAAAAGACAACGGTGATTTATTGGGAGCGAGTGTTCAATTAAAAATACAAATTCAATATAATTCTGGTGGTTATTCTGATGTTATTTCAGATACGATTACAGGTCGCACAAGTGATTCATATTCAAAAGATTACAGAGTAACAATTGATGGTGCTTTTCCTGTTGATATAAAAGTTATTCGTGTAACTGCTGATAGTACAAGTGCATCTTTGCAAAATTCTTTTAATGTCTTGTCAATGCAAGAGTTGATTGATGATCAACAAGCTTATGTTAATAGTGCTTATGCGGCATTAACGCTTGATAGTAAAATTGTAAGCAATATTCCAAATAGAAAATATAGAATTAGGGGTGTAAAAATCAGGATTCCAGGTGCAGGAGCATCTGGTTCTGGTACTCCTACTGTTGATAGTGCTACAGGTAGGATTATCTATCCAACTGGTTATATATTTAATGGAACAATGGGTGCAGCGCAGTGGTGTTCATGTCCTGCGATGGTACTACTTGATTTACTTACGACCGTTAGATATGGTTTAGGAGATCATATTACTGATAGTAATTTAGATTTATTTAGTTTTGTCGATGCTTCTAAATTTGCTAATACATTAGTTGATGATGGTTTCGGAGGTCAGGAAGCAAGATTTAGCTGCAATGTAAATATTTTATCTGCAAATGAAGCATTTAATGTTATCGAAGAATTATGTGGAGTGATGCGGTGTATGCCTATATGGAGTGCAGGAACAATAACAATTGCACAAGATAAACCTACTGATGCAAGTTTTTTATTCAGTCTTTCAAATGTAACGGAAGAAGGCTTTGACTATTCTGGATCATCGTTAAAAACAAGACATTCTGTAGTAGCTGTTAGTTATTACAATATGGATTCAAGAGAAATAGATTATGAAATTGTAGAAGATAGCACTGCTAAAACTAAACTTGGCGTTGTTAAAAAAGACGTAAAAGCGTTTGCCTGCACAAGTCGTGGTCAAGCCCAAAGATTAGGAAAGGCAATACTTTTCGCTGAACAAAATGAGTCGGAGGTCGTTACTTTTACTACATCTGTTGATACTGGAGTATCAATTAGACCTGGAGCTGTTATAGATATAAATGATCCAGTACGCAGTGGTGCTAGGCGATCTGGGCGCATAAATACTGCAACTACAACTGCAATTACTGTTGATGACACACAAGGCTTATCAACATTTGGCGGAGCAAATCAAAAATGTAGTGTTGTTATGCCTGATAATTCTGTAGAAACAAAAAATGTTTTAAGTGTTACAAGTGGCGTAATCAGCTTGGCTTCTGCTTTATCAGAAGTACCCAATGTCAACGCAATATGGTTTTTATTTAGCGATACAATTGAAGCTCAAAAATTTAGAGTAATAACTGTAGAAGAAGCAAATGGGATTAATTATAAAATTACGGCGTTATCTTATAGACCAAATAAATATGCAAATATTGAAGAAGGGTTAGCGTTACCTGCAAGAAATGTATCAATTTTAAATGCACCAGCAGTTCCTCCTACTTCTGTTGATTTTGAAGAAAAGACTGTTACAAGAAATGGCGTTGCTATCTCAAGGTTATTTGTTACTTGGGTTCCTGTTAATGGGGTTAATCAATATTTAGTGCAATACAGATTTGAGAATGGAAACTATGAAAGTCAGATTGTTTTTAGACCTGATATTCATATTGATAATAGTGAAGCTGGAGCGTATGAATTTCAAATATTTTCTTTTAACGCATTATTAGAAACTTCTCCTACCTCTTTAGATGCAACCTTTAATGCTCAAGGTAAAACAGCTTTACCAGACGATGTTGCAAATTTAACAGCAGAGCCTATTGGTAATAATTTAATGAGGCTTAGATGGGATAAATCAACCGATGCTGACGTTTTGCATGGAGGACGGGTTTACGTCAGACATTCCAATAAAACAGATGGATCTGGTACGTTTGCCGGTTCAGTTGATCTTGTAAATGCCTTAGCTGGAAATACTTCTGAAGCAGTCGTTCCAGCTTTAGAAGGTGAGTACATTTTAAAATTCCAAGATGATGGAGGACGTTTTTCAGCAGGTGAAACAAGCATTATCATTGATCTTCCAGATGTAGGGCAAGAATTAGCAGTTTTAACAAAACGGGAAGATTTATTAGGAACACCTTTTAGCGGAAGCAAGACAAATGTCAGTTATACAAGTGGTGCTTTACAGCTAACAGATCCAGCAGCAAATCTGACAGGAACTTATGAATTTGCGGATACTTTAGATTTAGGTGGTGTCTTTACACTGACCTTAAGAAGACATATTCAAAGTCTTGGTGTTTTAGTTGGTAACAATATTGATTCTTGGGCTGATTTTGATAGTGTTTCGAATTTTGATGGTGATCCAGCGAATGATACCGATTGCCAAGTCTTTGTAAAAACAAGTACAGATGCTTCTAATTATGGTTCGTTTAATGTCTTTGCTAATGGAGAATTTAAAGCAAGAGCCTTTCAATTTAAAGCAAATTTATCTTCAACAAACACGAACCAAAATATTAACGTACAGCAATTAGGATATACAGCAATTCTTCCATCAAGAACAGAGCAAAGTACAACAACCATTGCATCAGGAACAACTGCGGGAGGAAAAGCAATCACATTTGCAAAACCGTTCTTTGTTGGGACTGCTTCTCTTGGTGGGGCTAATTCTTATTTGCCTTCAATTGGTATTACTGCACAAAACATGGCTTCTGGTGATTTCTTTACCATTACAAGTGTCTCTGGTACAGGTTTTACCGTTAAATTCTTAAATGGTTCAACAGTTCTTGATAGAAATTTCACTTATCAAGCTGTAGGTTTCGGCAAAGGGGTATAGAATGATTGAAACTGTAGAAGATTAGTGTCTCAGGTCACAAACTACACCGTTGATAATGCAGCAGGTAATGTTGTTCGTGCAGACATTAATAGTATTCTTGATGCTGTAAAAACTAATAATAGTGGCGGTTCAGACCCTAGTAATCCAGTAAAGTTCATGCTTTATGGAAAATCTAGTGATGACAAATTAAAAGTTTATGACGGGTCAAATTTTAGAGAAATCGGTGATGTTGGAGAAGATAATTTAGGTTTATTGCTCAGATCAGGTGGCACAATGACGGGTGTTATCTTGGCTGATGATGCGTCAGGCGCGAGCACTCCTGCCATAGCCTTTGATGGAGATGCCGATACGGGTCTATTTAGAAAATCAGCAAATACTATCGGCTTATCAACTGCTGGAACAGAAAGAGCAATTATTGATAATAACGGTGTAACGATTCAAGCTCAAGGAGACATAAGGCTTGCTGATTCAGACAGCACTCATTATGTAGCCTTACAAGCTGCTGCAACTGTTAGTTCGAATCTTACTTTTACTCTTCCCTCGGCTGATGGCTCTGATGGGCAGATGTTAAAAACAAATGGCTCGGGGACGCTCTCATTCACAACTGTTCAAGGTGTTCCCGCGGGTGCTGTTTTTTGTATAGCAGTTGCAACTGTTCCATCTGACTATTTGGAATGTAATGGTGCGGCAGTTAGTCGCACGACTTATTCGGCTTTGTTTGCTGTTATTGGAACAGCTTATGGGGCAGGAAACGGAAGTTCAACTTTTAACCTGCCAGATTTAAGGGGTGAGTTTGTAAGAGGTTTTGATAACGGTAAAGGCACTGATTCTGGACGCTCTATAGCAAGTTCTCAAGGAGATCAAAATGAAGCGCATACTCACGGGAATGGAAGTTTAAGTGGATCGACAAATAATCCTGGTGATCATTACCATTTAACAGCGCACAACCAAGACGGTAGCCCTTATGGAAATGTAGCCACAACATATGCACGGCACATCACAACGGGTGCGAACGTACCACAACCCCAGTCAAAAACTTCTAGCACAGGAGGGCATACGCATACAGTTTCTATCTCAGGGAGTACAGCAAGTTCTGGTGGAGAATCAAGACCAAGAAACATAGCAATGATGTACGTCATCAAAACGTAAATGGCAAACCGCAAAATTTCAGAATTTACAGCCTTAACGGCTCCAGCATCGGGTGATACCTTTGCGATTCTTGATGTAGACGCTAGTGGTATAGAAGTTAATAAAAAGATTACTTATGCAAATGTTTTAGGTAAAGCTCCAGATGGTACTGCTGCTGCTCCAGCATTTAGTTTTAGCTCAGATACAAACTCAGGAATTAGTGGTGGTTCGGATACTCTTGTATTAAGTACAGGTGGCACTGCTGCTATCTCTGTCGATAGCTCTCAAAATGTCACATTAAGTGCGAATCTTACGGTTAGCGGGACTACGACAGTCATTGATACAACTACCCTGACTGTAAAAGATAAAAATATTGAAATTGCGAAGGGTAATGGAAATGATGCTGCTGTTGATGGTGCAGGAATAACAATTGATTCAACTGATGGTGATAAAACTTGGAATTGGGTTGATTCAACTGATGCTTGGACAAGTTCAGAGCATATTCATTTAGGAGATAATAAGAAATTATTAGTCGGGACTGGATCAGATTTAGAAATCTACCATGATGGAACGGTAAGCAGAGTTCAAGACGATACAAATCCTCTATATATCAAAGGAAGCGATATTTATTTATATAAAGGTGGAGGGGCTGAAAAGTTTATACATTGTCATGGTGATGCTCAAGTAGAACTCTATTACAACGGCGTAAAGCAAATTGAAACTCTTTCTAATGGTGTTCGTCTAAAGAATGGTCATCTACACCTAAATGAATCTGATGGCATGAAGATTCTTTTGGGTGCTTCAGATGATCTAGCAATCTACCATTCAGGTGATTGGAATTATATAAAGAATCATAATAGTAAGAACTTAGCTATACAAGTTGGAAGCGGTGGAGATGAAAATGCTATCATTGCAATCCCTGATGGAGAAGTACAACTCTACTACGACACCAGCAAGAAGCTTGAGACAACGAGTGCGGGAGCAACTTGTACTGGAGATTTTACTGTAAAAGGTGACAGCGGTAGTGCAGAAGCATTTGTTGATTTAGCCAGAATAGATGATCCTGCAAATAACCAAAATGTAGGAGTAATTGATTTTAGTCAAGGAAGTGCATCTTCAAGACTTGCTGCAAGAATTATAACTCGTAGAGATGGGGGTGTCTGGGGAGCATCAAGTCTTCCAACTAGATTTGAGTTCCATACATGTGCTAGTGGATCGAATACGGCAGTTGAAAGAGTTAGAATAAGTAGCACTGGAAATTTACAAATACCAAACGATACAGGAAAGATACAACTAGGAGCTTCTCAGGATCTACAAATCTACCATGA